AAAAAGCATCATTAATTAAAATACTAAAAGTATTAAAAAACATTTATCCACAAGCAAGCATTCACGGCCATAGAGATTACTCACCTGACAAAGATGGCGATGGAGTTGAGGAACACGAATTTATGAAAATGTGTCCTTGCTACAATGCAGAATTAGAGTATTTAGAACTACAACCAAAATCATTCAAACCAAAAACTAAAAAAGCAAAGGATAAATTAAATGGAAAAAAATCAAACTAACTTAGAGGACTTAATAAAAAGAATGGAAAACTTACCAGTACCTGAACGTACTTGTAATATTGATGATGAAACTTGCGAAAGCTGTTCTGGATGAATAAATTAAAAGATACTAAAATAGGAAAGTTCTTAGCAGAAAAAGCACCTGATGTTTTAGATGTTGCTGGTTCGTTATTGCCTGATGCTGGTTTATTAGGTGTAGTTAAAAATTTAATTGATAAAAAACCTGATTTAACACCAGAAGAAAAACAGCAAATACACCAACAATTAGTTGAATTGTATAAGTTAGAAGTAGAAGATAGAAACTCAGCAAGACAACGTGAAGTTGAAATGATTAAAGCTGGTAGTGAAGATTGGATGATGAACTTCACTGGTATTATTGGTTTAGGTGGTTTTGTATTATTGTTATTTGCAATAGTGTTTATAGAAGTACCTATACATAATAAAGAACTAATGATACATACAACTGGAATCGTTGAAGGAATTGTACTTTCTATCGTTGGATATTACTTTGGTTCAATAGCCAAAAAAAAATAGAGTATTAAAAATTTTTTATATATTTAACAAACTTGTTAAATGAAATCTCACAAAAAAAGGTGGAAAGATAAAGGTAATCCACGTTATCGACTCAACTCAGACGAAGCACAAATTATAAACGATTATAGAAGGTTAAAACAAGAAGCAAAAGCTGAAGGTTTAAATCCAAATGATATACATAGTGGTTGGATAAAAAACAAAAAAGCCAGTTTATATTTTAAAAATCCTAATTTTAAACAAAACGATTTAAAGGAGTTTAAGAAACAATTATTAAACGACCTTAAAGAATACTCGCCAAACTTTGAAAAGGTTGTTAAACCTAAAGTAAAAGACGGACATTGCCTTTTAATATCGCCAGCAGATATTCATATTGGTAAATTATGTAAATCTTTTGTAAGTGGTGAAGAATATAATAAACAAATAGCAGTACAAAGAACATTAGAAGCTATTGATGGTATATTACAAAAAAGTAATGGTTTTAACATAGATAAATTAATACTATGTATAGGTAATGATGTTATGCACATTGATACACCAAGTGGTGGTAAAACTACAAAAGGAACAGTACAAGATACGGATGGAATGTTTTTTGAGCATTTTCATATAGCTAAAAGATTATATATAAATATTATTGAAACATTAGTTTCTTTTTATCCAGATTTACACGTTGTTTATAATAGTAGTAACCACGATTATTTAACTGGCTTTTGCTTAGCAGATACTATTGCTACATACTTTAGAAATAGTAAGAACATAACTTTTGATATTAGTTTACAGCATAGAAAGTATTATACTTATTATAACAACTTAATTGGCAGTACACACGGAGATGGTGCTAAATGGGATTTATTACCTTTATTAATGGCAGATGAATGTAAAGAATGGAGTGAAACTAAATACAGATATATGTTTGCACATCACGTACATCACAAAGTAAGTAAAGATTTAATTGGTTGCAGTTTAGAAAGTTTACGTAGTCCGTCACCAGCGGATTCTTGGCATCATAAAATGGGTTATACTTCTTCTAATAATCAAGCAATAGAGGGTTTTATCTTCTCTAAATACAATGGCCAAGTAGCCAGAATTACACATTTATTTTAGAATTAACATTTAATTGTTAATAAAGTTTTTAGTGTGTTTTGTAATTTGTATTATAAATATATATATATTTACACAAATATTTAAAAATTATATTATGTCACGAACAATAAATTATACAACAAGAACTTTTTATGTACCAGCAAGTAAAATGGATACATTAGTTCAATTTCAAAATAAATGTAAGGAGAATGGACATAAATCTTATTCTGAAGTATTATTAAAATTAATGGAACAATACAATGAATTATGATACATTATCCACATCCACATAACGAACAGCACCACAATGAGAACATTAACCATTGGTGGGCTTATGAAACTAACAGATACTTGCAAGATAGGTTACGCAACTTAGTAATAAGAGCTAATTGGAACAAACGTATTATCTGTAGAATACACCTAACAAATAATGATTTAGAAATACATCGCCATAGATTTGAAGGGTTTATTTCACAATTAGAAAACATTGAAAAGCAATTAAAAACAATTGCTATGCAATACAATGAACAAAGAATGAAACAATTAAAAACTATATTTACAAAAATTAAAAACTATGAAAATTAAAGAAATCGCACAAAAATATAATTTATCCAAAGATGACTTTTGGGAATTAAAAAGAGGTACAAGAAGTATGTGGATTATAACACACGATGCTTGTGAAAAGATAGCAGCAAAAGAAAACATACAGTTTGGCGCACCAACTATATACAGAGATAGCAACCAAGATGTTGCAATAGTAGGAGATGCTAAACGTGGTAATAAAATCATTTGGAGTACTGGTGAAGCATCACCAAACAACTGTAAAGCTCCTTATCCTTTTGCAATGGCTGAGAAACGTTTAAAAGATAGATTAGTACTAAAATTAATTAACGCTTATGAGTATGGTATTTATTCAGATTCTGAAGCAGATAACTTTAAGAAACAATGATAGAAACAAACATTACAGAATTAGCAACGCTTATAATGACAAGCGTATTTTTCGGAATCGTTTTAGCTATGGCAATTAATACCTATCTAAAATAAATTAAACTATATATTATGAAAAAGAATCACTTGAGTTACTCGGCTTTATGCCAGTTTAAAAAATCTCCTAACCATTTATTGGCTTACTGGAACAAAGAATTAAAAACTACAGATGCAATGCAGTTTGGAACAATAATACACAAGATGTTATTAGAACCAGATACATTTACAAAAGAGTTTGCAGTTTTTGAAGGTGCAAGGCGAGCTGGTAAACAATGGCAAGAGTTTAAAGAACAGAACGAAGGCAAGACACTAATTAAGCAACAAGAATTAGATGATGCAAACAAAATAATTAACAATGCAATGTTACACCCAGTATTAACTGAAATGATGCAAAATAAAATAGAATCTGAAGTTAAATTAGAGTGGCAACATAAAGAAGTTAATTTTAAGGGCTTTGCAGACCTTTTAACAACGTTTAATGGTAAGAAGTGCATAGTAGATATAAAAACTACTAATGATGCTGGAAAACGCTTTGAACGTGATTTATACTATAATGATTATAAAATGCAGTTGGCAATGTATCAAGACCAATATGACAAAGATACAGATGCTTATATTGTAGCAATAGAAACTACAACACCATTTAATGTACAGATATATAAATTAGATGATAGTTTATTATTTAAAGGTTGGATGGATTACGATTATTATACAGATAAATATAAAGAGTGGAATGGAGAACCTCAAGGTTATTCAAGTGATATTGTAGAAGTAAAAACAGAAGTGGAGGAAGTAGTATGAAAAAGTTTGCAATAATAGGTGGTTTGAGTTTAATGACTGCTGGAACAACTAATATGTTATGGCACAAACAAAAGTTAGATTTAAATCCTAATACATTTGCAATAGCTACAGGAGGTTTTTTTGTAGCTGTAGGAATAACATATAGATTTTAATGATAAAAAAAGAATGGCATTGGATGTCAGATTATAAACAAAAACAAATAACAATGAGTAAAAAAGAAGAAACAATATATTGTGGTAGTGGTAAAGTTATGAATCCAAAATGGCTTAAAGTAACTATTAATCCAAGTAAATTAGCTGATTACATACAAGAGTATAATGGTAACAAATTCATCAAACTAAATATTAATTTAAAAGATGAAGCTGACCAATATGGTAAAGATGTAAGTGTTAGTGTAGATACTTGGAAACCAGATGCAGAAGCACCACAAGCAGAAGCAAGTAATACTTCAAACGATTTACCCTTTTAAGTATTATGAAACAATCAAAAATCTTAACCGCATTGGGTTTGAGTTCGTTGGATATTCAAAATATGTTGATGAACGGACAAACAATGCCAGAGATAGCAAAGAAGTATAATATTACATATATTTCATTGGTACAGGCATTTAAAATCCAAAAGAAAGATTTTAAGTATATTGATTATATACAACCTAAAGAAGAAGTGAAGGACATTAAAAACGTGTCCTTCACATTTGATAAACTATATACAGAAGAATCACTTAACGAAGAAGAGCTACTTGCCTACTACAAGTATGAATCTAAAAATAAAGCATATTTTGAAATCTCTCATTAGAAATACAAAACAAATAAAACAAGTAATTGATTTTACTGGTTTACAAAATGGAAAAATACATCCTACTGACATAGATTCTGTACTTGAATTTGATAATGAAGTATTAATTTTAATTGAAGTTAAATATAAATATTCTAAAATACCAACAGGTCAAAAACTTGTTTTAGAAAGGATATGTGATTCTTGGCATACTAACAAATCTATTGTTTTATATGTAGAACATAACCACGTAAATGATAATGAAAATATTCCTTTACATAAGTGTTATGTTAAAAACATATATTATAAAAAACAATGGCAAGAAAGAAAATCAGTATTATTGTTAAATTTTCTCAATAATCTTGGTGAATATTGGGATTGTGAAAAATTAAAATTTCAAACTATATAAATATGAAAGAATTACCATACTTTAAATTTTATCCTAATCAATGGATTACAGGCTCAATATCATTTATGGACTTAGATGTTCAAGGTGCATTTATGAAAGTTTGTTGCTACTACTGGAGCAAAGAATGTAATGTTACAAGAAAACAAATAAAAACATTAATACCTAAACAATGGAGTACTTTATTAGATGCTGAGTTATTTAAGATAGAAAACGAATCTATTAGCATTAAATGGTTAGATGAACAATATCAGCAAAGATTAGTAGAACACAAGCGAAATGTAAGCAACGGAAAGAAGGGGGGCTTAAGCAGGGCTAAAGCATTAAGAAAAGATAAGATAAGAAAAGATAACAAAGACCCTTACCTAACTACAAATTTTATCAAATGATAGTTAATAAAGAAGATAACCTAAAATACCTATACGCTTTTAAAGAAGGTAAAATTAAACGTGGTTTAGAAATTGGCAACGAGTTTGATAAGTGGTATGTTCATAAGCGTGGCAGCTTTACAGTAATAGTTGGTTTGGATAACGTAGGTAAAACTTTTTTTATGTTATGGTACTTTTTATGCTTAAGTGTTAAACACAATGTTAAATGGTGTATTTGGTCAGGAGAAAATAGTTCTGGACAATTAACAAGAGACTTAATTCAAATGTATGCACAATGTAAATTAAATCAATTAAGTAAAGATGAAATTGATAAATACAATAATAAAATCTCAGAGTGGTTTACTTTTGTTAGTAATAAAAAAATGTACAACCATAAAGATTTATTAAAGTTATTTAAAGAAAGTAATTGTGATGCTTGTGCAATTGACCCGTTCACAGGATTAAACCACGATAGAAGAGTTAATCAATATGAGCGTAACTATTTGATTTGCAATGATATAAGAGAATTTTGTAATACAACTGGTAAATCAATATATCTAATGACACATCCAATGACAGAATCAGCAAGGAGAGTATTTCCTCCTAATCACGAATACGCTGGTTATATCCAACCACCAAGAAAATCTGATGTTGAGGGTGGACAAGTATTTGCTAATCGCTGTGATTCATTTCTTTCAATACATAGATTTATTAATTCACCTGAAAGCTGGATGCTAACACAAGTAAGAGTAGAAAAAATTAAAGACAAAGAAACAGGGGGAACACCAACCCTTGACCAACCACTATGTTTTGATTACAATAGTGGATTAGGATTTACTATTGGTGGTAATAACGTACTAAAACAAAAACAATGAAGATAAATAAATTTTATAAAGGTGATTGCTTAGACTTAGTTGAAGAATTAAAAGACAATTCAATTGATTGTGTAATTACTTCACCGCCTTATTTTAATAGTTTAAAAAAATACCAGAGAGGAACTGGTTACCATTACACTCAAGATATTGGAGAACCGCTTTATTTAATATATGATATATGCGAAGCTTTAAAACCAAAAATTAAAGATGAAGCAGCTTTATGTATTAATTTAGGTTATAGCTATGGTGAAACTGGAGTAATGAGACCTTTTGATATTATCAATAGAATCAGAACTAAACTTGGATATTTTGTAAGTGATTTAATTGTATGGCATAAAAAAAACCCTATACCATTACAAAAGAGATTAACAAATTCAACAGAATATATTTTTGTATTATCTAAAACACCAAAATTAAAGTACGAAACAAAAAAATACACTCACAATTTTATAGAATCTGGTGTAGCTTCAAGTGGTTTAGGACATTCTGCTGTATATCCTGAGGACTTACCACAATTTTGTATTGAAAATTTTACTAAAGAAAACGATTTAATTTTAGATTGTTTTATGGGTAGTGGAACAACTGCTTTAAGTTGTGTAAAAAACAATAGAAATTTTATAGGATTTGAAATAAATGAAGAATATATAGAGCTATCAAAAAAAAGAATACATCCTTTTATTAATCAACAAAAATTATTTTAAAACAAAAAAAATGAGATACACATATAAAAACATACAAGAGTTTATTAATTATAAAACTTGGAGTAATAAAAAAAAGATAGATACACTTTTAGAAATAGATTGTAGTTTATATGCACACTTAGGTACTGATTCTACTAAAGCAGAGAAAGAAGAAGTTAAAAGAAAAAGCATAGATATATACAGAACTATTAAAACATTAGATAAAAAGTTAGGTGATGAATTACTTTACTCAGAAGATTTAAAACAATGAATATTACTAATGAAGATAATATGGAGCTAATGGCAAGGTATGAAGATAATTACTTTGATTTAGCAATAGTAGACCCTCCTTATGGAATTGGAGCAAGTTCAGATGCAAGAGTAGGTGGTGAATATACTGTAAATATGGGAGGAGTTAAAAAGAAAGTTAAAGCAAAATCTTACACACCTAAAGAATGGGATTTTACAAAACCGACAACAGAATATTATAAGGAATTATTTAGAGTAAGCAAGAATCAAATTATTTGGGGTGGTAATTATTTTATTGAAAACTTAAAAGACAGTTCTTGCTGGTTGGTTTGGAATAAAAAAAATGGTGAAAATAACAATGCAGATTGTGAATTAGCTTGGACTTCTTTTAAAACTGCCGTTAGAATGTATAGTTTTAAATGGAATGGAATGCTACAAGAAGATATGAAAAACAAAGAGATAAGAAACCACCCAACACAAAAACCAGTTAAACTTTATGAATGGTTATTAATGAACTACGCCAAAGAAAGTGACAAAATACTTGACACACATTTAGGTAGTGGAAGTATTGCAATTGCTTGTCATAATTTAGGTTATCATTTAACAGCTTGTGAATTAGATACTGAATACTATGAAGCAGCTATGAAAAGAATAGAACAACATAAAAACCAATTAAGAATGTTTTAAGATGAATGATTTAGATTATACAATAACAAAGAACAAATTAGAAATATTGCTTTTAAAGGCTCAAGAAGGTTTAAAAGTAGGTAAGGTAACGCAAAGTAAATTGGAAGCGGTAGAAACGTTGCAAGATAGTTTAAAATGTATGTTAGAGCTGAGGTTAATAGTTGATGAAATGAAAAACAAACAAACATTATTAACAATGCAAAATGTAAAAGCATATAAAGAAACTGCTGAATTAAAGAAAAAATTTAATACATTTAAAAAATGAAAACTATATTATTAATGCTAATCACATCACACATAACCAGTTTTATCTCTGGTGCTTTAATTGTAGTGATAATAAAAAAATATTTTGAAAAGTAAAAAGAGAACATTAAATGAATACAGACAAACGAAGGACTCTTACTACCGCAGCGTTGATTCTCCTGTTGAGTACAACATTGCTTTTTTGTGTAGAGTATATACTAATGATGCTGAACTTGGAGCAGTAATTAGAAAACATTTCCAAAAGATATGAGTATTAATGCAAATCAAAAAGGTAAAAGGTTTGAGCTACGAATCGCTAAAGATTTAGCAAAAAAGTTTGATACTAATATTAGAAGAACACCAAACTCTGGTGGATTAAGTATTAAAGGAGATATTCTAACTACAAGTGGTATACTATCTGAATATAGTTGGGAATGTAAGAACCAAGAGAAACTTAATATCTGGAAAGCATTAGAACAAAGCAAAGGAGATGCAAGAGGCACATTAAAAACACCAGTAGTAGTATTTACTAAAAACTTTGAAGACGATTACATTGCTTTAAAATACGATGATTTTGTAAATATACTTCTTGAATTAGATGAGTACAGAAGTAGATAATATATTGCACCTCTTGGTAAGAGATGAAAAAACTTGGCTAAGTATGGCCGAAGAAATAAGCAGCAATAGTAAAATACCAGCAAAAGATTTATTACACGACTTTTATATTGCTTTACATAGTAAAATTGACAGTGGTAAAGTAAAAATTAACGATATTCTATATAACGATTCTTTAAATAAAGCGTTTATATATAAGATGATGCACAATATATTCATTGATACAATAAGAACTGATAAAGATTTACTAATAGATAAAGACCTAAAAAACATAATAGAAGCAGACAATACAAAGTATGTAGACATAGAAAAAGTTGTGGATGATATAGTAAATGAATTCTATTGGTTTGATAGAAAGTTATTTAATTTATATAGAAAGAAATTTCACAGTATAAGAAAACTATCTGCTGCAACTAATATATCACACGTAGTTGTTTGGAGAACAATAAACAATTGTATTAAAGAAATTAAAAAAAAAATTAATGAAGAGTAAAGGACTTGGCGATACAGTAGAAAAGATAACAAAAGCCACAGGCATAAAACAAGCTACTGATTGGATATTTGATAAACTTGGAAAAGATTGCGGATGTGATACAAGAAAAGAAAAACTTAACAAAATGTTTCCTTACAAAAATGTAGAATGTTTAAACGAAGATGAATATGTATATCTAAAAGGATTTTTCAACCAGCAAAAGAATGTAGTAAATGCAAACGAACAAAAAGGATTGCTAACAATACACAATAGAGTATTTAACACCAACAAACAAAGCTCAAGTTGTGGTAGTTGCGTTAAAGGTTTAGTTGATACAATGAGAAGATTATATAATGAATATGAATACGAAAGAGAAAGTAAAAGCAATTGAAAAAAAACTATTAATGTTTTTAAAGAAGTACACAGATAATACACAGACAAAATGCCAAAAGAAGAAAACTTAATTTTGTGGGAAAAAGGACAATCTGGAAATCCTAAAGGTAGACCAAAAGGTTCTAAGAATAGAAGCACAATTTTAAAAGAATTAGCAGAACTTAGAACAAAAGGAATAGACCCAGTAAGTGGTGAAGAAATCTGGATGACTAATGAATATAGAATGGCTATGGCAGTAATAGAAAAGGTTATTGAAAAAGGAGACCATCAAGCTCTAAATATGGTATTAGATAATATCTATGGCAAGCAAAAAGATTCAGTTGATATACATACCTCAGAAGAAGTAAACCACGATTTCAGAAACATCATTGCAAGGATTAAAGCTCAATAAAAAGTATTTAGTATTTAATGAATCTCTTTCACGTTATTTTATTGTAACTGGTGGTAGAGGTTCAGGCAAATCATTTGCTATAAACTCTGTACTATTACTATTAACCTATCAAGCTGGCCATACAATATTATTTACAAGGTACACGCTAAGAGCTGCTGGTATTTCAATCATACCTGAATTTATAGAAAAGTTAGAACTGCTTGGAGTTATTGACCAGTTCAAAATAACAAAGGATGAAATAATTAATAAAGGCAATGGCAGTAAGATAATATTTAGAGGTATTAAAACCAGCTCAGGCGACCAAACAGCTAATTTAAAATCATTACAAGGTATTACTACTTGGGTAATGGATGAAGCAGAAGAATTAAATGATGAAGATATATTTGATAAGATTGATTTATCTGTTAGAAACAAAGTACAAGAAAATCGTGTAATATTAATATTGAATCCAACAACAAAAGAACATTTTATATATAAGCGTTGGTTTGAAGATAGAGGAGTTGCTGCTGGTAGTAATATAACTAAAGAAGATACTACCTATATACACACTACATATTTAGATAACTTAGATAACCTTTCAGAAAGCTATATTAAGCAGATTGAAACAATGAAGGTTAGAAGGCCAAACAGATACAAGCATACAATAGAAGGTGCTTGGCTGGATAAAGCTGAGGGAGTTATATTTACTGATTGGAGAATAGGAGAATTTAAGCAAGTAGGCAAAGTTGTATTTGGCCAAGATTATGGATTTAGCAATGACCCAAGCACATTAGTTAAAACAAGCATAGATAAAGAAAATAAAGTTATCTATATACAACTATGCTTTTACCAAACTAAACTAACTACAAGTGAGATATTACAACTAAATAAAAAGTTTGCAGCAGATAATTTGATAGTTGGTGATTCAGCAGAACCAAGATTAATAACAGAACTAAGCAGAGATTGTAATGTTGTGCCAGCTATTAAAGGACAAGGAAGTATAACATTTGGTATTAGTTTATTACAAGATTATGATTTAGTAATAACAGAAGATAGCACAGAATTAATTAAAGAGTTAAATAACTATTGTTGGTTAGAGAAGAAATCACAAACACCAGTAGATAATTTTAATCACGCTATTGATGCGCTGAGGTATGCAGTTAGCTATCAATTACAGAATCCAAATCTTGGTGAATATCACATTTATTAAAAAAATTTACAGAGGTAGAATAAAAAAAATTAAAAAAAGTTGTAAA